ACCAGTGGTCGGGTCCCAGAACTTGAGGACGCTCATGTTGCGATAAGCCGGTAGCTGATGAGGCCTTGACCGTAGAAGGTTGCTGCGCCGCTGACCTCTGTGATGGTGACGCGAAACATGATGGGCTCGTTGCTCACGTTGCCGCCCGTGCCGTCCACTTCCACTCCGATAAGGTCGGTGTAGTGATACAACTTCGCACCCGTCTGCCCTGCTGTCGAGCGAGAAACAAGCGTGTCGATCAAGTTATTGTCGAAGTGATGCACATCCGCGACAATCGTCCACGTCGCTGCTGAGGAGACGTAGGCCACCGTGTCCATCCGCTCCACCCAGATAGCAAAGTCGGGCGGGAGCGGGTGCCAGATGGCCGGCGGGCTACTTTGTGCAGCCTGTGTACCGCCAAAGACCTGGAAGACTTGCTCTGAGAGCCAGCGCGTGCCGTTCCATCTGAACAGCATCCCGCCCCGGATGTCGGTGCGGTAGAACGCCTGCCCGATGCGCGGGCTAGCTGGGAAGCTCGTTCCGCTCGGGAAGATGACATCCAGCCCGTCCTCGGACGTGTCCAGCCAGAGGTCCGGCTGAGGCTTGGGCAGCGACCGTGAACGGGCATCCATCAGAAGTCCACGCCGAAGCAGACGATGCTGACGGTCTTAGCCGCGGTGACCGCGACCAGCGGGCCGACCTGGACCTTGTACCCCGTGGGGATGAAGAGCTCGCCATCGCGGTCCAGCCAGGGAAGCATCGCCGGGTCGAGGAGGTTGACGGCCGGGATAGCGCCGTCAGAGCCAGCGCCGATTGCCACGCGGACTACGCCCACAGCATACGCCGTCGTGCCGTCGTGGATGAGGAGCTTTAGATTGACAGCCGCAGTGTCATCGCTATGGACCGCAATGCGTGTAATCTTGCAGCCATTAGCGCCTGCGCTTACCAAGTCCTTGGCCGTCGTCCCATCCGCGTTGACGAATGTGACCTCGGCCATCTTGGACGTCAGCCCGAAGATTGGTTCAGTGTTCGCGACCATGTGGCCCTCCTATCTGAATGCGCCGTATAGGTACACGCGGAGCGCCGGGGAGGCTGCCGCGCCGCCCGTCTCCGCTCGCCACTCGACCCCGCCCGCACCGTCTGGTGCAAGCACTAGCGCGTCATCCGTCTCGGCGGTCGGAAGGTCGGTTATCTCGCCGACACCGCCCGTCAGGGTGGTCCATTTGGTGCCCGTCGCCTCGGCGGCATCGGCAGTGAGCACCTGCCCATCGGTGCCGACCGTCCTGGCTCCGTAAGTGCCCGCCCCTGTGCCCGCCATGATTGCGCCCTTCGCGGAGAAGTCGCTGTCCCGGAGGTAGGCGGTGTGGTCATCGTCGCCAAGGCCGGTGAGCGCGCCATGGTCGGTGACGCCCCCGGCCGGGTCCTCCCATGTCGGCGGGGTGGCAACGTGCCTGGTGAGCACTTGGCCTTCGGTGCCACCCTCGGTCATCTCGGGCGTCTCGATGCCGTTACCCGTGAGCATGACCTGGCGCGGCCCGGTAGCCCGGAACTCAAGGCCAGCTTGGAAGCCTGCCTCGATGCCCAGCCGGGTGGCATACAGGGTCACGTCCTCGGGTAGCACCAGCGCCAGGCCCGCCTGGAAGCCAACCTCGATACCGAACGACGACGGGCTGAGCACGACCTCGGCGTCCGCGAACAGGGCCGCAACGCCATATCCGAGCGTCGTGAAGGATATGCTAAGACCGAACGTATCCGGGTCGGTCACACCCTCTTCATAACTCGCGTTCGCACCCGTTATCTCGGAAATCATCACCTGTGACCCGAGCGGGGTCCAGTCGCTGTTGCCGCCCCATCCCCAGACATACGCGAGCGCCGTCTTGCTCCCAGGGTCGAGACTCACCTGTATCTGATTACCGGCCACCGCGGCCCAACCCCAATCGATAACCTCGATGGGTCCGTCAGCGGTCAGGAACGCAGCCTGTATCGGGATGGTGCTGCCAAACGGTCCATTCCACACGAGGTCGTCGTTGGCTCGACCGCTGATGTCGGCGAGGAAGCCGAGATAGGTGTGATAGTTGGTGGGTGGGCTCTGCGCTCCCGTCTCCATCGTCAGGTCCACTGCTACCCCACCAAAGGTCAGGGTCAGGCCGCCACCGTGGCACTGGATGGCGACCACGAGCGCGACGGCATCACCGGGCACTGTCAGGGTGATGGTTCCACCGTCGCGCGCGACTATCTGCATGGCCGCGCCTTCGCCTGCGAAGGTGACTGCCATGGCTTCTAGCTCCCTGACAGCACGGCTATGCCGCCTGCCGTGCGAAGAGCAGGCCCGCCACCGGAAGCACGAGCGAGAGCAGGCCATTGTTGGCGTTCACGCCGAAGCCACCCGTAGTGGTGCTGGCCAGGATGATGTCATTGGCCTCAGTCCCGTCAACGAAGAGGTACACCGCCATGCCAGCGATGACCTCGCTGCCTGCCGCAACCTCGGCACCACCGAACTGGCCGTTATCGAAGTCGAGCTGCATCTCGTTGTCTGCATCGACATAGGCGAAGGTTACGGCAGCGCAGTCCAGCTCGGCATAGCCAGTTCCATCGAAGACAGCCATAGTCCCGTCCAGAAGGTTTATGGAGTCTGCGTTGAACGAGAAACCGGACATGAATAGGAAGGCGCGGATGTCTGGAGTACCATTGAGGCTGCCTGCCTTGAGCGCAGTATAGAAGCCCTTGTAAATGACGTCGGCCATGTCAGCCTCCTTCTCCTTGGTCTGCGATGTAGGTCGCCCGCACGGCCATCGTCGCCGTGGGGAAGTGGTCGATGCTGAACGTCGTCGCTGTCCCATCCTCGATGACCGGAGCCACGCCCACGCCCGCAATGTCCGCTCTCAACGTCTCAGCCTCGAACGGCTGGTCCGTCATGAACGCGTTAGTGTCACCGGAAGCGAGCCCGAGCCATTCGCCTACCACATGCTGTCCTGGAGCGGCCCGTGCCTGCGTCTTGAGCTGGTGGATACTGATGGTCTGCCCCGTACCAGCCCGCAACCAGAGCATTAGCCGGTCGCCGTCATCCTCCGTGTCGGTGAGCGGAGTAATCAAGTCCCACTCGGTAGGTTCGCCATCGGCTATCTTCCACAGCTTGCCACGTATCGACCCTGACCGACTGTCGAACCGCGCCACCCACTTGTCGTCAGTCGTGAGCGCTTTGGCAAGATACTCAGTCGATGCACCACCGTTGACACTAATGCCCGCAGCTGCTGAGGCATCACCAAGATGGACCGTACCCACGGTGGTCATGCCCTCACCGGTAGTCGTTACCTCGATGCGCCGCGTTCCATCGACGGTTAGGTTATCTACGCTGAATACGACGCTAAGGTCCGAACCGCCACCCGACCACGCACCGGGCGACTGTGTATCGTCCTCGCGCTCGCCTGACACGTACATGCCGCGCCCGCCCGGACCCTCAAGGTAGTACGCACCGTCCTCGACCCCATAGGTCGGGGAGCCGTCCACGCCCGCGTCCTGCCACGTGTGGCCAGTGTCCGTAGTGCCCGTGGGCTCGGCATCGGTGGACGTAGCCCAAGTTGCAGAGTCAAGCTGCGTCTTCGCGACGTTCCCGTTATTCGACCCGTCAGGCACAGCCCCGAAGCCGCAATAGGTGAAGCCGTAGTTGGTGCGCCAGTTAGCCTGGAAACCGACGTACATGTAGGCGCCCTCGGCAGGGACGAGCGCGATGGGCACGAACACGGTCCCCGACGCTCCGGGAGGCAGGGTGCCAACCGGTGAGCCCTGCCACGTAGCACTCGGTACGTCATTCTTGACGACGACTTGGATACCCGCCGCTCCTGCTCCCCAGGCAGCACCCACAGTGATATTCAGGAACATCCCAGCCGCATCGGCCGGGTGTGCCGGAACGACGAAGCGCCGCCACTCTTCAGTGTCGAGCCAACCCGCGAACCAGAAGTCGAAGCCCGTGCATTGGCTGGCCGGGGGCCGCGATGCGTGGCCCGTGACCGTCTGCCCCACCCGCGAGAAGATGTCACGCGAGCCGAGCGGATGGAGCCAGTTGTGGGTCGCGAACGTCGGGCCTGAGGTGTAGTCCTGATTGCCGCCTAGGATGCCGGTTGAGCCCTGGCGGAACTGAGTGGTGGCGTTGAAGGCGAAGACGTTGCCCAGCGTAATGGCGTCACCCGGCACAATAGTTGGAGGAGCCACAGTCCGGTTAAACTCGTCGAGTGTTTGCGGGCCGGGTGCTGACTGGTCCTCAGGTCGTCCCATCTTCGGGCTGCGCCGCTTGGGCTTGTTGTTAAGCGTAAGCTCGCTGCGCAGATACGCAGTGTTGTTCGTATCGTGGGGGTCCATTGCCGTAATGACGACACGGATAACCCGCATGGTCTGGTCGTGCTCCCACAGGACTTCGTTTAGCTGCGGACGCATTCCGACCCAGATACCCGGCTCGAAGCACACGAGTCCCGCCTCGACCTCAGCCGCCTTCGTACGCTGTAGCTGCGCATTTGCATGACGCTGGGCTGCTCGCGCAGTACGTATCTCTTCGGCGCTGACAAACTGCTCTTTGCGCCCGGTGCTATCGCCCCATTCGTAGTCGGCGATGTTGGCCTCGGACACGGCCCAGCGGGACTCGGAGCGCTTCTCCGGCTCCACGAGGATTGCGTTCGCACGTGACAGACCGTCGCGCCGGTAGGTGAACTCGCGGAAGGGGAATGAATCTACGAAGTCAGGAGCTTCGTTGTTAAGGTCGAAGGGCGCCGCAACCGTATGTGCAGCATTGACGACCCAGAGCTTGTTGTCGAGGTCTATCCATGCCGGCCGCAGCCCTACCTCGTTGATAACAGAGTCGAGCGCTTCAGCCACAGTCATTCCGTACATATCCTGACGCTCCACGTCCTCATCGGGTACGTCGTATTCGTGGTCGTCGATGTGCCATGCATGGCCGAGGTAACCCACAATCCAGCGGATGCGCCGGATGGCCCGCTCCTTCTTTCGGTGTTCGCGTTGCCGGATGATAGCATCACCAAGCTTAGCAGTATAGTCCTGTGCCTCCAGAACCCACTTACGAGGACCGGATTCATCGGTGCGGTCCTCAGTAACAATGCTCAGGTGCCCGGCGAAGATGCGCTCATCTCGGAAGGTAGCTCTGACCTCGTCCTCCTCAACGAACTCCCAGCCCTGGCCCTGGTCGACGACCTCGCACGAGAACGTAGCCACCATATCAGGCCATTCCTGCGTAATCTGGATGGTGTCCAACGTCGCCGTGAACATGAACTCTCGGTGTACATTGCGAAAGGCCCATTCACCGCGGCTGGGGTAGGGCATCAGGCTACCTTAGCGGTGAGGGATGCCCCAGCACCCCTCACCCCTGCCGGGGTCCGCCTCCCGCCCCTATGCGTTCGTCGGACCCTCATCTGATAGCGTCGGACTCGCTCTCGCTCGCGCTCTAGGTTCCGGTCGCGGTAGCGCTTGTATGCTGCACGCTGACAGGCACGACACACGGGGTACGGCTGTCCGAGCGTATATGTCCCGACCACTTCGAGCGCATGGCCATTGGGGCAGAGACGCCCGTGCACAGACACATCGTGCCGCGTCCAGTTACAGACAGTACATAGGGACATTAGTTAGTGTCTCCGTAGCGCATAGCACCCCGGCTGCGCATCTTGCGGCGGCGCTCGATTCGACGCTGAAGTTCATCGAGGCCTCGGTCGTCTGCAATCAGTGTCCCAACGTGAATATGAACCTCATCTCCCCCACCTCGGCCGTTTCCCCCTGGGGGAGGAGCAAAGGTTCTCTGTCGGTCACCTGGACCTTGTCCAACTCGTCGGAAGATTGCACCCGGGTCGACGGGCTCTTCGCCGAGGCCCTTGTTAAACAGCTGAACGTGCTTGCGGGCCCAGCGCTCGATGCCCCCATCCTTCGACAGAGGACCTGACTTCGTTGGGCTTCCGGGCTTCGTATTGTCAGCAATCGCTTGGGCTATTCTCTGCGCTGCTGAGATGACGCTTCCGATGTTCGAGAGAATCCCTGCGGCGAATCCGCTAGCAGTATTCTGGCCGGCCGTTGTAGCAGCATCTGCTGCGCTGGCAAGCTGGTCTGTAGCAGCCTTCTTCGTGTCGCGAGCTGCATTAATTGGCTCACGCTTCTTGTTCTTAATACCACGTGCAAGGTTCGTTGCAACGGATTGTCCGTAGTCCCAGGACTTCCCTGCAAGGGCTTCCCACTCCTGGATGATGAGTGCCTGAGTCCGAATTCCTTCTTCGTGAACAGACTGCTTTTGGGAGCCCAAGGCACGTGCCAGGTTTTGCCCAGTTAACTTCCCCTCAAGCCAGGCAATCTGCTTAGCGCGCTTCATCGGGTGCTCTATCGCCCACCGAAGGTCCTGCATAGCCTGCTGGACTTCGTCCCTAGCCGACCTAACTGCATCGCGAAGAGAGGGACCGATTTCGCCGACTTCCTTCGCCAGGCGGTTTACCATATACCTGCCGGCACCTGTAGCCATTCGGCCCAGCGTAGACCGAAGTGTATTGTCCTCCTTGACCTTGATTATATCTCCGGCAGGAACCTCGATAGTCGGAATCTTCGGGGGTTCGGACGGTAGCGAGCCGTAAGCTGCGTTTACTGCTTCGGCGATAGCCGGTGTTCTGGTCTTAAGGTCAGTCGCTACGGCATCAATCTCTGCCGCAATGGTAGTATTACCGCGAGCCAAAGCTTCCTGGGAAGCAAGGGTCAGAAGGTCCAAGGCCTTTGCAATCTGCGGCGCAGTTAGTTGTGCCTCATTCTTGATGGCCAGGGCCAGGTTACGAAGACCCTCAACCTCCTGCTGTCCACCAAAGGTATCGGCAAGTATCCGGTCGAACCCCTCAATGTCGTGCAGGTGCCCGGTAAGCTTTTCCATGTTAGCAATCGCTTCTGACCCGGACTGCGTTAGCGCACCCGTTGCCTGCGTCTGAAGCTTGGCCTGTGCATCGGAGACCGTTGTCTGGAATTTATTCCACTGGTTCCAGACCTCTACCCACAAGAGTGCAATCCCAGCAATAGCCGCAACCTTAAAGGCCAGTCCGAACCTTCCGCCGAGTACTGACCCAGCAGACTGCACTGCGCCGGCAGCACGGCTTCCGGTAAGTGAGGAAACCAGACCTTGGGCAACTGAGGAGCCTGCCAGTGTAGCTGTTATCTTGGTAACAACACCACTCATGAGCCCCGGAACTGCTGCGGCAAGGCTAACAAATCCGCGCCTGAATAACCCGAACAGACCCTTGCCCGCCCCGAGTGCTACATCGAACGCTGGTCCGAGAGCCTGAATGCCCATAATGAGCGGTCCGAAGGACATACCTAGGGACCCAACGTCCTGGAGCATAGTCTGAATCCAGGCCTGGAACCGGCGTCCCTGTTCCAGAGTAGACTTGGACTTCTCCTCGTACTGGGCCGTTGCAAGCCCCACGACGCCCTGGGTTTCCACAACCTGAGCAGCGAACGCTGCAGCATTTTCCCCGGTAGACGCAAGGGCGAACTGGTATGCATCAACTGACCCGACAGCCTTACCGAAGGCTTCAGTGTCTCCATTGACAGACCGAAGCAAGGTATCGAGTGCAACCGACACACCTTCGGCCTTCATCAGTGCCGCAAAGTTAATCCCGGTCTGTTCCTGAATCTTGTTCAGGGCTTCGTTGGGAACCAAGAGGGCCGAAATTGCAGCCCGCATCTTGGTCGCAACGCTACGAGCCGGTTCACCCTTTGCTGTCATGATACCGAAGGCCGCAGACACCTCTTCCATAGAGACGCCCGCACTTGCAGCAATAGGAGCAATCTGGGCTATGGAGCCACCAAGCTCAGAGACGGTTACCTTGCCGTCTGCAACGGCCTTGGCAAAGACGTCTGTAACCTTACCCGCATTATCAGCCGACATGCCATAGGCATTGAGGACTGACGTAACCAGGTCGACTGACTCACCAACGGAGCCCAAGCCGCCAGTTGCAAACTTGGCAGACTCGCGGAGTGTGCTAATCGCCTTTTCGACGGGAATACCTGCAGAGACGAGGTCATAGAATCCCTGGGTTAGGTCGTCAGTACTCTTCCCGGTGTCACGGGCTAGTTGCTGAATGTCATCTCCGACCTTGCCAAGGGCATCATCGCTAAGACCTGCTACGGTGTTAATGGTCCGAAGTTGGTCTTCGAACTGTACAGCGGAATTAATAGCCCCGGTAACGGCTGAACGGAACTGCGGACCAAAGACCTGGTTGACCTGCTGTCCTGTGCCTGTTATGCCGCTAAGCATCCCCTGGGTTTGCTGCACACCTTTAGCAACACCGGAAGTATCCATTCCGATGCGTATGAGCAGCGACTTGAGGGTACCTCCGGAGCCCATCTTAGTTTATCGGGTCCTCATCCTTGGGACGCAGGTCACGTCCGCCGAAGGCAGCATTAAGGGCTACAACCAATTCGAACTGGTTCTCAGGGGACATCGGCTCCCAGTCCCACCTGGGCAGAAAGTCCTTGGCGGTGTAGAACGGGTCAAGTTCACGCCGCCTGTTCAAGTTGGCAGTCAGAGCCATGTGTTCGGCAAGCATCCGTTCGATGCGCGCTGGCCCATCAATTGGTTCCAGCTTGTCGAACTCGACCCATTCAGCGAACTCCCGCGAGTTTATTGCCTCTAGTGTAGCAGCGACGGATGGGTGTCCGAGAGCCAGAGCTAGTCGGAACCAAAACCGCCGCTCTGGTCGTCTTTTAAACCTCCGGCCAGTTCCTCAACATCTTCATCTGACATTCCTGACAGGCGCTGGGCAACCTTGAAGATTCGTTGGAGGGCAGCTGCGCTCTTCTGTCCGAGTGCTAGGAGGTCTGCCTCTGCAAAGAGGCGGTTCCCGTCAGCATCGTAAGTAGAGAGAACAACCAGCTTGGCACGGAAGTTCCGAAGGTTTACCTTCGCCCTCTTTGGGTCAGACTGGTCCGTAATGGATGACTCGAACCGGTCGCGCTCAGTGCCAGTAAGCCCACGGACGTACACCTGACCTCCCCATTCAGGGATGTCAACGACTTCCGTAACAACGTCCTGGGCACCCAGGATAGCATCGCGGCTGAGAATCCGAACCACGGACTTCTTCTCGGGAGGCGGCGTCTTGGTAGCAGACATGTGCGGTACCTGCTTTCCTTTCTACCCTTATGCCAGGGTCGGCTGGCCAGAAACCTTGATGGAGATGCTTAGGCCAAGAACACCACCAACAGTCGCTGCGGGGTTAAACCCCACGACGAGCCCCGGAAGAATCCAGCTGTTTCCGGTAGGGAACACTATCTTGAAGTTGCGAAGGGTTCCGTTGTTGAAGTCGAGGCCCAAGCCCGCAGCAAAGGACTGCGTTGCGTGGCTCGGAATCCAGTTGGCTTCGAACGTCAGGACTCCTGAGCGCTTGATGGTTGCAACAACCTGCTCCCAGCCACCCGCTGACGTGTGGTGGGTCACATCAACCGTGTCTCGGGTCAGCGGTGGAGGAGTGATGTCCTTAACTTCGGCGATGGTCGTGAAGTTCTCCGGGCCTGCACCATCGCCGATTTGCATAAGTGTCCCGAAGGCAGCAGTTGCCAAGGTTCCGTTCCTCCCTTAGTTCGACAGTCGAAGGATTGCGACTTCGACGTCTACTGTTGACATAACGGCATAGAAGCTGCCGTCTGACTGGCGCCAACCCTCCTGGGCCCTTGCATCGAATGCAATAAACTCTCCGGCTCCAATGGAGTATGTTGTGATGTCGCCTGACCGACCCCGACTATCAGGTGCAGACTGGATGGTGATGGTTTGTGCCCCCACTGCTACGTTGCGTGCAAGAAGAACCTCATGTCCCGTTAGCGGGAACGAAATCCCATCTGCCGCAACTGCTGGAGCCGTAAAGGCAATGTCGAGCGCATTGGCCGTAACCGGCAATGTCGGATACGGACCAAGGATGCTCTGGGGTGCTACTACAGTTCGTGCCAACTTTTCATTCCTCCATTCTTAGGGGTTTCCCATCAGGACCAAGGAACGTTGGGTGGAAGAGTTCTACCTTGGTCGCTTCTGGTGCTCCAGGATGCACCTTGTCGATGTGCTTCTGCATCTCAGCAGTACCGTCAATGGTGAAGAATCCACAATGTGGGCATCCGTAGTTCGGAAGTGCATTCCAGAAACCCACATGGTACTGTCCGTACTCAGGCGCAGGCTCGGGCTCTGGTTCCGGTACAACCTGCGGCTCCGGTGTAACTGCAGCTTCTGGTTCGGGTGCAGCAGAAGCCTCTGCTACAACCTCCGGTTCCGAGACACTCTGGTCTGGTTCAGTCATCCGCCGCCTCCTCCTGTTGCTCATCTGTTGTACGTTACGAAGACGTCGATGTCGCGCCGTTCTAGTCCGGTCTTTTCGTCCCGGTCGTCGCGCTCATCATCCTTCCGAGTCACTACGGCAACTGAACCCCAGTACCCCTTGATGCCGTTAACGCGTACGCGGAAGACATCAGAAAGCTGGACGACTTCATCGTAAGTCTTCGCCCAGATAGTGAACTGCCACCGTTCGTTTAGAACTAGGCCGGAAGGCCCGTTCATGGTGACATCCTCATTGGGGGAGGAGATAAGTTGGTATGTCATTGCAGGAAGCGTCGGACTCTCCCCAAGCTTCTTGGGGATTACCCCGCCAGGGAACAAGTTCGCAAACTCGGTCTGAATGCCCTGTACCAGCAGATACATTATTTGCCCCCATAACGAACGAGCAACTCGTTCAGGACATCAGTTACTTCCTGAACTGCAGCACCCTGCATCTCGTCATAGGCTGGGCGCATAGAGGGCTGCGCCCCCATGTGAGCGGTTCCGAACTCGAGGTAGACAGGGTAAGGCGGGTCGGTGATATCTGTTCCAACAACAGCCCACGCACCCTCGGCATCTCTCTCAGCTTCCGTGTGAATTGACCGCCGATACGTTCCGGTTAAGAAGGGAGTAAGCTCCTTCCAACGATTCTGGATTGGAAGGGCTCCAGCCATGACAGCAGCTTCGACAACTGGACCTTGCATATCAGCCGTTAGTTGGTTGAGCTGTCCCTTTAGCTCCGGGAGCCCGATGATGGTAACCCCTGAAGTAGTCATCAGTGGTCAGCATTCGGGTCTGTACGACGAACCTGGACCTGCATCGCCAGGCGAAGCGGGTCAGTCTGAGTACCGACCACATCGTACTCGACGCCATCGGCATGGTCTTCCATCTTCATGGACGTGTCAATTGTCCCATGGTATGACCCAAGTGAGACGATGAAGTCTCCGCTTATAATGGTCAGACCTCTGGTCCCGCCACCGAACCCAGCTGCGGCAGTCTGTTCGAGGTATTGTGTTGCCGGAAGAATGAGCGCCCGAAGGTGCCCCAAAGCGGTATCGTAATCCCATGAGTAGGTGGGAGCCCCTGAAGGAAGCGAGTTGTTTACCCGGCGCTTAAAGGACACCAGGTTGGGGTAGAAGTCATTAGTTAGACTAACAACTGTCGGAGCAAGGGCCTCTCGGATACGCTCAATGGTACTAGGCATTGACGTCCCTTAGCCACTCGTGATACATGCGCTCCCACCTGTTAAAGTCAGTCAGGCCTTGTTCAGCCCAATCCCACCCGAACAGTGCATCATCATCTGTTCCGCTACCGGCCAATGCAGCACTGCGCAGTCGAAGGACCTGGGCAGAGGCACGAAGTGAGGCTGCAACTGCCGGACCATCTGTCGTAATCCCGGTCAGCTCAATCTTCTTCTGAAGCAGGACTTCGTTCGAAGCAATGGTATCCAGCGCAAGCGCAGCTGCGTTGAAGACATCATTGGCTTCCAGGCCGAGGAAGGCATCGATTTCCTCATCCTGGAAGACAGAAGTTGCCTGCGTAGATTCTCGAGCAAGGACACGAACCTTGCCGGAGTCAAGTGCAACGTCGTAGGACCACGTCATGGTCTGTTCCTAGGGGGGAAGGTCCCTGGGGCTGTAACGACCGCACTCGTCCAGCCCCAGGCTTTCCTTCCCCTTTAGGTCTCCTCAGGTGCAGCTTCGGGGAGACCCAACTGGGCCCTGATGTCGTCCGGTGCCGTAGGTACGCTAACCTGAACGGGTCGAACTACACCACCAGGATACTTGGTCTTTCGGAGTTGCTGAGCAGCATCTCCATCGGCCATGAGGACAATTGCCTTCTCGCTACCTGGGGTGAAAAGTCCCCACCAGGTATCGCGCTTCTTCGGCGCCATGCTGTCCTCCTTAGGAACCGGACCCGTTGGAGGAAAC